GAAAAACAAATGAACACATTGTTCAGTTCCTCTTATAATCTATATCAACAGATGCTTGAGTGTGGAGTGGCAAAGGAGTGTGCTCGCTTTGTACTTCCTCTCGCTACTCCTACAAGACTCTATATGACTGGCAGTTTGCGGAGCTGGATTACCTACATTGCATTGAGGGAAAAGAATGGAACTCAGAAAGAACATATGGATATTGCAAAATCTTGTAAGAAGATATTTTGTAAAGAGTTTCCTATAACAGCAGAAGCCCTGGGAGGTATTGATAATGAGTGGTTGATATGATATTATATAAAGATAAGTAGTTGGATACTTTACTACCATGGGAAGAAAATCTTCTATCAATGTTGGAGATGTTGTAGGAAACTTTACTATACTGGAAGTAATACCTGCAACTAAATCAGGACAGCATACCAGAGGAGTTGTAAGGTGTTCTTTATGTAATAATGTAAAGGAGATGTATAGTTTCAACATAAAGAGGAGATACTCCTGTGGATGTAGCCAAAAAATATCCTCTACTTGGAAACATAATGGTGGAGCATACACCAGGCCTTGGCAACTTGCTCCTGGTGAGGCTGCAAAAAATAACTTATACTATCAATACTCTAAATGTGCGGAGAAAAGAAACCACACATTTGACTTGACAAAAGATGAGTTTTGTGGTATAGCAACTGCTCCTTGTCTTTATTGTGGAAGTCAAGGTCAGAATAGAGTAAAGGGAGGAGGAAAAACCAGTGGTGATTTCTACTATACAGGTGTTGATAGAGTAGATAATACTCTTGGTTACACCAAAGAGAATTGCGTTCCTTGTTGTAGAGTATGTAATAGTATGAAGTTAGATATGGATGTAAAGAATTTTGCAGAGCATATCAAAAAAATACACAACAACCTGCCTACCATTTCAGAGGCATTAGACTGGTAATAAATATACACACTTGAGGTGAAATTTTGGCAACTTATCCAGTAAAACATAAAGAAACAGGTGAGACTAAAGAAGTCAAAATGAGTGTTCATGACTGGGATCAATGGCGTAAAGACAATCCTGACTGGGAGAGATTTTATACGCCAGAAAATGCACCAGGAATGGGACTTGAAATGGGTGACCCATTTGGTAAGCTTTACACAAAACATCCTGGTTGGAAAGATGTTATTTCTTCAGCTAAGAAACAACCAGGAAGTAACCTAAAACACTACGATTGATCGAATGCCAGCAAGAAAGAAGAGAGAAAATCCAGTTCCTTTTGGAACTAGTAACAGAGTGATGAAAAGGAAAAAACCCATCAATCTTGATTACATCAGAGAAATTGATCCTATCACACCAAATCAAGAATTGTTCTTTGATAAGTACAAGGACAATCAAAACATGGTTGCATATGGTGTGGCTGGCACAGGTAAGACTTTTATTACCCTCTACAACGCCCTTAAAGATGTTTTAGATCCCAACACCCCCTACGAGAAGATCTACATTGTGAGGTCTCTTGTACCCACAAGGGAGATTGGATTTCTTCCAGGTGATCATGAAGACAAATCTGATATCTATCAGATTCCTTATAAGAACATGGTTAAGTACATGTTTGAGATGCCAGATGATAACTCTTTTGAGATGTTGTATGGTAATCTGAAAACTCAAGGAACTATTAGTTTCTGGAGTACATCCTTTATCAGAGGAACAACTCTTGATAATTGTATCTTGATTGTTGATGAATTCCAGAATCTCAACTTCCATGAACTTGACTCAATTATCACTCGTGTTGGTGAAAGTTCTAAGATTATGTTCTGTGGAGATGCCACTCAAACTGATTTGATTAAAACATCAGAAAAGAATGGTATTGTTGACTTTATGAGAATTTTGACAAACATGCCATCTTTTGATACAATAGAATTCAATGCAGAAGACATCTGTCGTTCTGGACTCGTCAAAGAGTACATTGTTGCTAAACTTGAACTTGGTATGTAATGTTCAATCACATTGAAATTGATTATCCTGTTCTCAATCGTGAGAATATAGGTGATGTTCGATACTATGATACACCTGATGGGGTCAAATTAGTCTCCATTACATCCATTATCAGTCATTACAATCGTGAGATCTTCCGTAAATGGAGAGAACGCGTTGGTAATGAAGAAGCAAACAAAATTACCAAACAATCAACCAGTCGTGGTACAGACATGCACACACTGGTTGAACATTATATGAAGAATGAGGAACTTCCTGAAGTTCAACCTCTTTCACAGTTTTTATTCAAACAGGCTAAACCTGATCTGAATAAGATTGATAATATTCATGCCATTGAACAAGCACTTTTTAGTAAAGAACTTGGAGTGGCAGGGACAGTTGACTGCATTGCTGAGTTTGAAGGTGAACTTGCTGTCATTGACTTCAAGACAAGTAAGAAACCCAAAAAGAGAGAATGGATTGATCATTATTTTGTTCAATGTGCCGCTTATGCTTGCATGTTGTATGAAATGACTGGTATAATGGTAAAGAAATTTGTAATCATCATGTCCTGTGAGGATGGAGAATGTGTAGTTTATGAAGAAAGAGATAAGAGAAAATACATTGGTCTTCTCGACAAATATATTAGAGAATTTGTTAACTTCAAATTACAGGAACATGCCAAAACCTGAGGATAATAAAAGTATTGAAGACATCTTTGAACAAAAGTTTTATTGTTCTCGAAAGTTTGCAGATGAAATTGAACACATTGTTCTTGAGAACAAGGACATGAAATATGTTGATGCCATTGTTCATTTCTGTGAACAAAATGGTGTTGATGTTGAATCAATTCCTAAACTGATCTCTAAACCACTTAAGGAAAAACTTAAGTGTGAAGCGATGGAATTGAATTTGTTGAAACGTACATCACATGCTAAACTCCCTTTATGATTCCTAAAGTGACACCGTTTGATACTTATAAATCTTATCTTGGATTGAAGAATCACTTTACCAAACCAAAATACGATTATCATTTGTATAATGGAAAGTCAAGAGCATCCCTTCAATCCTTTTATAAAAGAAAAGATAGATTTTTCTTCGAAAAGCTCTCCCGTCAGAAGAGTGATGAGGAGGTTGTTGACTTTTTTGTTTCTAATTTTGTTACTTCAGATGACCCACAATCTCTTTGGATTGGAGAAATTGTTAGAAACGGAGAGCAGAACTACACAGATTGGAAGAGAAAGGTCCAATCCTTAAGTTATCATTTTAGGGGAGAAATGGAGTCTATTCTTCTTGATCAAGATTTGGATTCTGTATTTACATTGAAGAATGGACATCCTCTCATTCTTAAGAAATATCTAACTAAAGAGATTTCACTTGAAACTCTTGTCATTCTTGATAAAATACTATCATTCGTCAAAGATTATGATCAAAAACTCCAAGATCCTGTGTGGTTAACCGTAAGTTCTTTAATTAAGAAGTATCAATCTTTTTTAAATATAGATGTGTTCAAATTCAAGAAAATTCTAAAGGAAATAGTAGTAGGATGAGTTTCTTTCAATCAGAGTTCGTTCAAGAAGAACTCAAAAGCATTCAAGATTTACAAGAAAAAGTTTATGAGAATGTGTTTACATTCTCAACCATGAGTCGTGCTGATAAAATCTATCACATTGAGATGTTGGAGGAACTGTTGAACAAACAGCAGGTTCTTTATGCAAGAATGAGTTTGTCTGATGATCCAGAAGCAAAAGAAATGAAAGAAAACATTATGACTTCGGCACAACAATTGGGATTTCCACCTGATGTTGATCTTGGGTTTGTATTCAAGAACATGACTAACATCATCACTAACATGAAAAGGTCTCTTGGAGAGAACTCATAAATATCATATAATACAGGGCTGGACGATCCCTAAGCTAAGTCACAAAGACCAAATACGTATTAATACGAGGTACACATGTCATTTTCAAATTTAAAGAAACAGAGTAGTCTTGGAAACCTCACACAGAGACTTGTGAAAGAGGTGGAGAAACAGAACAACACTGGTGGAGGAGGTGGTGATGACCGTCTGTGGAAACCAGAAATGGATAAGAGTGGAACAGGTTATGCTGTTATTCGTTTCCTTCCTGCTGTAGATGGAGAAGACCTTCCTTGGGTCAAACTCTTCTCTCATGCATTCCAAGGTCCTGGTGGATGGTTTATTGAAAACTCTCTGACTACAATTGGCGGTAAAGATCCTGTTTCAGAACTCAATCGTGAACTCTGGAACAGTG